TTCGGAAAATTCCATTCTTCCTTGTCCATTTGTTGTTGTATCTCTCCGAACACCAATAGCATAATATTTATTACTCCAATTTACAATTCTTGCATCTTCAAGTCCTATAAAGCACCATAATGGTTGACAATCATATTTAGAGGTGTCAATTTTAGTATAATGTTCTAATACTAATGTTTCCGGATTTAACGTACAATAATAATTAATTGTTCTTAATGCTAAATCATTATCGCCATGATAATATGATACAGGACCTTCATATATACTTTGAAATTTTTCTTCGCCTTCGCAACAATGTATAGTATATTGCACGCTTCGTAATATTACATGTACTTTATTATTATGATAACATAACGAAGCATTACATAGACCGCCGCTATTAGTATTTTCACTATTTATATATAGTGGATTAATAACAGCGCTTTCCTCTTCTTCTAATATTGTTTTAACTAGATTATCATACATTATAATTAGGAATAGCAATAAACATTTAAATATTTATATTAACATATTTAAATAATAAATTAACATTATTAATATATTATTTTTTATTAAAGATAATATCTTAATTTTATTAAAGTGTGTTTGTTATGATTTATATTCATATTATGGGTGGACTTGGTAATCAACTATTCCAAATTTTTTGTGGTATTGCATACTCATTTGAAAATAGAATTCCATTTAAAATAAGTGCTAATAAACCTGATCTAGTCTCGCCACTTGATAATATTAGTAAACGTCCTACATATTGGAATACTTTTCTCAGCAATCTCTCATCATTTACATATCAAAATGACTTAATGATTCCAACTTATATAGAAAAAACGCATTTTAGATTTAATAAAATACCAGTAATAAATCAAGACTTCAAATTATATGGATATTATCAAAGTTATAAATATTTTGATAGTCAATATGCCAATATATGCAAACTGATTAATTTAACAAATCAACAAACACAAATTTATGAAAAATATAAATCACTATTTAATGGTATAAAAAAACCAATAACCATACACTTTAGAATTGGTGATTATCTAAAAAATCCAGCAATACATCCAATAATACCCATAGACTATTATATTAATTGTATTCATTATTTAAAATCACAATTAATTAACTTTGAAGAAAACTATTATTTATTAATATTTGGAGAACTTTGTGACAATGAAAAAATAATGCATGCTATTGAAAACATAAAAAAATGTTTTTCTATTGAAATTGTAATATGTGATTATGCTATTCCAGACCACGAACAACTACTATTAATGTCTATGACTAGTCATAATATAATAGCCAATAGCACTTTTAGTTGGTGGGGGGCTTATTTTAATGTTAACAGTAATAAAATTGTATGTTATCCGAGTATATGGAATGGTTCAAATAATAATGTAAAAGACTTATTTCCAAATAGTTGGGTAAAAATAATATAATTGGTCTTGCCAATACTAGTTATACCATAATTAGCAAGTATAATCGTATTTTATAGAGATTGTTGCCCTATTTTCCTTTGAAAATCTATCATATTGATGAACTATCCAAGATAGTTCATCGTTTTTATTTACTATTAATTTATTGTCATTAATTTTATGTACATCATTACCAACCGTATTTACTAAATTATCTATATTGGAAAGTAGTTTAATATTACACCCTAATTTATTTAAATATAACATATAATTATGTAATCCTTGATCTAGGTTATAAACAATATTGTAAGTTTTGATATAATAACACATCATTTTAACATAGTGTATTATGGCGTTATTTTTACCAATTGTTGTTCCACAACATATAACTTGATTGGAGCATAATTTATCATATATTTTTTCATTAACTAATTGCTCAATCATTTTAATCCACGGTGCATTAAACACTTGTTCTTTCTCAAATGTTATCCCTTCTAAAAAACCATAAATATCCACATCTTTATCATAAGGATATTCTTCTATATTTTTTTGAAATAGTACGTCTCTAGAATCACATAACAGTAAATAATCACAATCCAACTTCAACTTAGATAATAAAACGTCTATACAAAAAAATCTATGACAGTTTATATGAGTAGTTTTTAATAAATTATCTTTTACTGGATAAACATTTTTATATTTTGCTTTTAATCGTAAAATTACTGGTTTATCAAACTCATTAACAATTATATGTATTTTTCCCGAGAATCCAGTATCATTTAATGAACCTACAAATCGTTCAAATACTTTATAGTCATAACCAGAACAATATGTTATAACATCAATTTTAACCATTTTCTTATTCTAATATAACTATATATATTTATATAGTTATATAAATATATATAACACACAATATTAAATATAACTACCAATAGCAACCATTTTCAATCATTTTATAGTTGCTTGGTTTATATTCGTCTGGTATTTTAGTAATCCAGTTTTCATTATAAGGTAAATTGCTATGTTCTTTTTCACGTGCAGACAAAATTCCAAAAATAGTTTGAATACTTCCACCCAAATATATAGCATCTTTATGAAGTTCACTATGTATTTTATGACATAACATATGTCCGTAACAACCACATCCTAAGAGAACAATATCAAAATCCATAGCTTTAATTTCATTAAACATTACTTCCAAAGTTTCATGATAATTAGCGTGTGGTCCATTATTTAAAAAACAATATGGAAATTTAATGGTTTTCAGATCTGCTAACTTTGGAAATTTTTCATAAATCTTATATACATTTCCCGAATTATATTGTTTTTGTATAAGACCATCAAAACTAGAAACACATAATACTTTTTTGTCTTTCATATAATCAAAAATACTGTCTATTCTATCATAAAAGTGAGTTCCATTCATAGATTGATAATTAATAATATTATATTTATTAAAAAAATCGGTTTTATATTTGTTAAAAAGCGGCATCATATTCTCTCCCATATAAAATTGTGCTTTTTCACAACCACCAATACTTATTTCAAGATGGTTTATAAATGTAAAATAATTTTTTGTAAATGCAGTATCATTAAAATTCATAGCATTGCCCTGTACTGCTTTATCATAATAACCAGCTGTTGTATATAACCAGTTTGTAAAATTTCTTAGTATATTTGATAATTGTTTTTTTAACTCAGGAGGTTCATTACCATATTTCATTATGTATGAAATGAATAACAGATGCGATTCTGTGTTGCCCAATCTCACTATTTTCATAATATATCTCTATTTATGTTTATTTTTAAAAATTTACCTTTATATTATTTATGTAATACTTAAATTCTATTTTTAATATAAAAAGCATCCCCCCACCCATACTGTTTATAAATACGCGCATCGACAAGTCTGAAATTGTGTTGAGCTAAATATGTAGTTATGTCGATCATTTGGTCGCACTTTTTATAAACCTCTTCAGTATTAACTTCGCTATAAATATAATCTATATTATTTAAATAGCTTCCCATGGATTTTAATGCATGTAATTCAACCCCTTGAATATCTAAGTTAATAAAATTCACATTTTTCATATTTATTGAATATTTATTAATTACGCTATCCATTCTTGATGTTTTCATTTTAACTTTATCTACTAATTTTACATGTGGATGATTTATTTCATGTGAACCAAATTCTAATATAGACGAACTTTGAAGATCATTTACATCACCATCACGATTTGTAATATTAAACTCTATTTCTTTATCGTCTTCATCATATATTAGTGCCTGATATATATTTAGAAGTGGATTAGCGCGTTTATTTTGTTCTACCAATCTAGGTAGTGCTTCTATCCAATATATATTAGACAATTTTACTCCGCCCGAAACATAGTCATCAAGTTCTTCACATTTATGTGCACCAATATGTAAAATCCCTTTAATATTAATATTGAATCTTGCTTTTAATTCATCAATTGTTATTAACATAGTTATATACTTATATATATATAACTATCTATTTATATCTATTTATATCTATTTATATAAATAACTAACTACCAATTTATATAAATAGATATAAATAGATAATTATATATACTTATATAACTATGAAAATTTTAATAATTGGTTGGGCACATCATAAAAATATTACAGGACTAAAGCTATTATTACATAATATTAATTATGAATATAAAGTAGGAAATGTTGATGAAATTAATAGTTTTGATATAATTTATTCACCAGATAATCCTATTAATACTTCATTATATCCCTCTAAAAAATTTATATTTGGTCCACATTTTTCTATTTTTCCAAGTAATAAATTGCTAGGCATAAATAATATATATAATAATTCTATTTATATTCAACCAAGTGTATGGGTATGTGAGTTATGGAAAAATTATGATGCTGAAAAATTTATACCCAATAAAGTATTTCCTTTTCCAGTAGAAGTAGACAAATTTTGTCCTAATCAAAATAATTATAAAAACGAAGTATTTATATATTTTAAAAGGCGAAATCCACAAGAACTCGAATATGTGAAACATTTTCTAAATAATAAAAATATTAGTTACAAAATATTTGATTACGTCCAAAAATATAATGAAGATGATTATTTACATTGTTTACAAAATGCAAAATATGGAATTATTATAGATGCACATGAAAGTCAAGGATTTGCCATACAAGAAGCATTATCTTGTAACGTACCATTATTAGTATGGAATACAAGTGTTATGTCTCAAGAGTATGGTTCAAATTATCAAAATATACCATGTTCAAGTATAGCATATTGGGATGAAAGATGTGGTGAATATTTTTATAAAGTAGAAGAATTTGAAACAACATACAATAAATTTATAAATAAACTAGAAACTTATAATCCAAGAGCATACATAATGGATAATTTAAGTCCACAAAAATGTGGAGAGCAATTTATTGAATTGATTGCTAGTATTTAGTTCAATGTTATAATTTTTGCCATGTATTTAATGAATGATGAAATCCGTAATTTTTCTGTGCATCTAATCTATATTTTTCTCGATCATGATTTCCAAAGTTACCTACCTTATTTGTAAATAAATAATACCATGAAAGTTCTTGCGAATAACCTCTCCATACTTCATTTAAACATAATAAGTCCAATGCTTTTTTCCATACTTCTTTTGTTCTGGATAAAATATATTTTTTAGGAACTATATATTGTCCTCCAGGACTAACACTATAACTCATGTTATTTATATTTTCAGATAATATTTGAGATAAGTGAACGTTTACATTTCCTCCATTTGTATAATACGGATCATTATATATTACTTGATAAAACGAAGCCAGTTCACTATTATCTTTAATTTCGTTATTTATTTTATCACACATTTTATTTAATTGTTCTTCAGTAAGAGGGGGTGGATATGGTGCATTTGGTAGTCCAAAATATTGCCATCCCATAATGACTTGAATATGTTCAAAAGGATTGCCCTGCAAAAATACAGTAACATCGTCTAAATTATCATAATTTTCTACAATATGATGCAAGAAAGTATGTGACTCTCTGCCAATATTCGGTAATCTTATGCTATTTGTAATGGGACTATCGGATTTATCATATATTGTTATTTTATGATTTGTAATTTTATTTGTCCATGATACATCTTCTTTATATTTGGCAATAACTAAGCGAACAGACATATAAATATATAACTATATAACTATATATATTTATATATATTTAAGTATAACTATATATATAAATATAATTATATGGCAAATCTTGTATTAATAACATCGATTGTAAATACTCCTAATAAACCATTATCATATACTAATACCAGATCTGTTTTTTCTCGTAAGGAAAGATTTGAACAAACAAAACTAACTATTCAATCTATTAAAGCAAAAATTCCGAATAATAAAATACTACTTGTTGAATGTAGCGATTTTAATGAAGAAGAAAAAATATATTTTGAAAAAGAATGTGATTATATTTTAAATTTATGGGATAAAAAAGAATTACACTGCACTATTTTTGGTCTTTCAAAAGCACTTGGTGAAGGAACTCTTACTATTCAGGCGTTTCTATATATAAATGAAAATAATATTTTCTATACTAATTTATTCAAAATTTGCGGTCGTTATTGGTTAAATGATAACTTTGATTATAATATATTCAATAACGAAATGTTAATTTTAAAAAAAATAAATGATAATAACATATCTACTGTTTTATATAAATTCCCTCATTATATACAAGAATGTTTACATGTATTTCTTAAAGACAATTATAATAATATGAAGAATTTTATAGGATATGAAACCTTATTTTCAAATTTTTTAAAATCTATAAAATATAATAATACTATTTTATTTGATAAATTAGGTGTTAGTGGATATGTTACTGTTTGTGGAAGTTTTTATGAAGCATAATTATATTTATATATATATAAATATAAATATAAATATATATATAAGTATAAATATGACTATATTTGCTACGGGAGATAGTCATTCTATATTTTTTCATAATTCTCCAGTTATAAAAGAACACTGGCTTGGATTTTCTAGTTTACCTCTTACATGGTTTCGTTTATTACATGAAGGTTTAGATATATATAATATTGGAAACATTTTAGGAAACGGACATGAAACATATAATATAAAAAATGGTGACCATGTTTTATTTTACTATGGTTGGGGTGATATACAAAAAAATATATATAAATATGCAAAAAATAATTATAAAGAAGGAATTGATTTCTTGATTACAAAATATATATTGCTTTTAATAGACTACAACACTAAATATGGTATAATTCCAATAGTTGGATGTATATACCCAAACTCAATAACAACAGAATTTACAAATGCTACAAATTTAACAATTAATGGCACAACAGCAGAACGCAGCGAATATATCAAATATGCAAATTTATCATTGTCAAATAAGTGTAAAGAAAATAATCTAAAATTTTTTGATATATATGATTTAATTAGCGATGAAGACAATTTAATTAGAAAAGACTATACAGTAGATGGAATTCATTTGGATTATAATAACACCTATTTACGAAATATTATTGATGAAAAATTAATAACGTTAACTAATTCTTAAAATGATATAAATACATATATTTTTATATAAATATATGTCTTTTGGATTTATTGTACCCAGTTGTTGTAAAACAACTATTCATCTAAATCAGTTACATCGTTGTATATGTTCTATACGAAAATATCATTATGATAATCATATTATTATAATAAATGATTCATATAAAAATGATAATTTAGAAATTGAATTAGAAAAATATAATAATATACAAATTATTAAAAGTGTTAATCAGGGTTCGGGAGATCAACAAACTTTTAAAGTATTGTCCGAAACAAATTTATTTGATAAAGCAATAATTATGCAAGATAGTATGATATTAAATAAAAAGTTAGAAAATATAGATGATATTACTTCTGTAAAATTTCTCTGGCATTTTACAAATCATCGCGTTCATTGGAATATCATAAAAGAACCAAAAACACAATTTAATATAGATAATAATATTATTACACATGCTGACTTAATTGCTTATCATATTATAAATAAATATAAAAATAACTCACAATTTCAAATTTTTGCACTAGATTGTTTAAAACATATGGATAAATGGTGTGGCAGTTTGGGTTCTTGTTGCATTATTGATAAAAAAACATTATTAAAATTAAATAATGAAGTTAATTTTATCGACACGTTTATAACCGCAACATCTAATAGGGATAGAAGAGTAAATGAGTCAATGCTTGGTTTAATATGTCATTATGTTTTTCCAAATACTGATTTTGAAAATTCATATGACGGTTTATACTATGACGGAAGTGATACGTTTAATTCTAACTTATCTGGTTCAGCAACAGGATTTGATGATTTAAAATGGTGCCGTGTAAAAAATTATATTAGTAAAATATCATTTGATAGATAAAATATATATTATATAAATATATATAAATATATACAAATATATATATTTATAATTAATGAAGAGCGCATTTATTATTATTACATATGGTAATACAAATATACATAATTGTATTAATTCAATAAGGCAATTTTATAAAGATATTAGAATATGTATTATTGATAATAATATGGGTTCAAATAGTATGACATTTGATGATAATAACATTCATTATTATCGTAATGGTGGAAATTATTGGGAGTTAGGCGTTATATGGTTTGCTACAAAACATATAACCGATATTGATAAATTTATAATAATCCATAATAGTTTTATTTTAATTCAAGAGTTACCATTACGTATATTCAATGAAGAATATGTTCCACTTTGGACTGCAAATGTATGTGATTACAGTCCTACTATTGGTTGGGTTGAAGAAAGATTAAATAAAATCAATATTAACGTACAATATAATAAAACATGGAACAGCATTTGTGGATGTTGTTGTAGTATTAATAGAAATATATTGCAACAATTGATAGAAAAAAATTGTGATACAATATATGCAACAAATAAAATACATGCTGTTGGAACTGAAATATTGTTAGGTTATTTAATACATGAATATTTAAATATTAAATCTAAACCTTTACACGATTTTACCCTAAATACTTATGTAACTAGAAAAGAACCTTGGATTTGGATAATAAAAGTATTATCAGACCAGGGCAGCGCACAATTTATTAGCTTGCCAAACATACATATACCGAATCACATGTTTAATGGTGTTATTATTAGCAATCCAAAGAATAAAAATGATATATTAATAGATGTCATTAAATTTATTATTAATGATAAAAAATATGATTTAGAAGAACTTTTAATAAAATCATTTCCACATCCTATTAGTTGTGCTAATATACACATTAATAGCATAATAGGAACAATTAGACATCAATTATTTACAAAAAAATATTTTTTTGACCATTTTAACGATCAATTTAATAAAGTATGTAATAAGACTCTTGATGTATTTAATTAATAGAATTATAATAGTCATTTATATTTATTTCTTGTTTTTTTGCTAATACAAGAGATAAATACACAGATCACGATTTTAAATCAAATCTATATTGTTTTAATATTTGTTCTTTAATACATAATGAAGGTATATAGTTAACACTATATAAAGACATGTTTTTACAAGATGCTGTATTCACCTTATCAATATTAATATTTAAATTATATATTTCATTTATATAAACACATAGATCATATTTTGATATTATTTCAGAAGAGAAAATATGTCTAACACCTATCCAATATTTATTATAGTCTATTATATCTTTTATTATTTCAGCAAGACTTAAACAAGTTA